CGACTAATCCTTACGGGCATGAGGACTGCGACGATATATCCGGGTGTGGGGACAAGTGCAAGATTTCCGCGTGGGACAATGGCTACGCCGCCGGGTTCAAGGCGGGGCTGGAACGGGCAGCGGAGAAAGCTGATCGCATGGGATCAGAGGATATTCGCAACTCGATACTGTTCGAGATCGAAAAGCTTTGACGGCGGCTGTTAATAATGTCCGGGCGTAGCCCCGGCACGTCAAAACCGTAGTGGATGGCGAAGATACATCCATCGCTAGGCCCGCGATAGAAGGCCCGTCAGCCCCACGTTACGGGGCACGATTTGCCGGGTCATGGCCTAAAGCCCCTTCCCGGCTCATATTTGCTGGCGGCGGCGTGGAGCCCTGGGAATGCCCGGGGCGAAGCTGGGAAGTTCCAGCGAGGACACGCACGACCGTGGGGGTTGTCGGTAGGTGTGCCACGGCCTCAACCGATGAAACGACTCGGGGAATGACGGGGACCGACATGACCGGGAATCAAGCCCCGGACGCCAGCAGAAAATTTATCGGATACTCGCGCAAGACGGTAAATAGGGAGGAAAAATGACCGACCGTGAGCCGTTTGCAAAGTTGGAACAGGACGAAGGATACACGCATGTGTGCGCTGGGGATTACAGAATCTACTCGACACGCGAGGTCGGCGGAGCCCACTTGGACGTTGAAGGGATAAACGCCGCCTTTGAAAAAGCTGTCTCCAAGCGTGAGGCTGAAGCCTTCAACGCCGGACTGGAACTGGCGGCGCGGATGGTGGAGGAGGAGGAAATCCCGAACCCTGCGGACGAGTGCGATGTACGCCATTCAAGATGGATGAGAGAACTCGCCTTGATAATCCGCAAACAAAATAAGCCGACAGGGGGGGGAGATGATCCACGAACTAAAGATCGCGCCGCCGTATTTCCAGGCTGTAGTTGAAGGCCGGAAAAACTTTGAAATCAGATACAACGACCGTGGATTTCTGGTCGGGGACACGGTTATTCTGAAAGAGTATGACGGGCATTATCCCGGGGGGTCTATCCAATTCAAAATCGGATACATCACCGATTTCGAGCAGAAGCATGGATGGGTTGTGTTCTCTTTGGTTAAGGAGGAGGGGAAATGAGCAAGACGTGTCAGACGTGCCGCTTTTGGGTTCAACGAAACCAATGGGCCGAAAGTCACCCATGCTACTACAATCCGCCGACGATTGATTTAGTTATCAAGCTCAGCCCCGAGTTTGGTGGCTTCGGTGTCCGGCCACACACAAGAGCCGAAGATTTCTGTGGTAAATGGGAACGACGGGAAAAGCGCTCGCCTGGAAAATCTTGATGCGGTCTTTCCAGGGAACAGGGGAGGCGGTATGAACATAGAAATAATCCAGAAGCGTATAGAAAAAATCAAGAAATGTGCGTGGGTACTCTAAACAGTTCATTGCTACGACGAAAATGCCGTGCAGGAGAAAAAACGGGCCGAGATGGAAAAACTTTGACGCCTTTCTTAGGCACTCCAAAGAACGCGAGGAAGCTTACGCCGCCGGGTTCAAGGCGGGGCTGGAACGGGCGGCTGTCATAGCGGGTCGGCAAACTGGTTGGGTGGCCGGTACCATTCAAGATGACATCCGGGAAGAGATCGAAAAGATTTGACTCGGGGACGATAAGAACCTAAGTCCCGGGCATTTGGGTCCGGGTGTCAAACGCTAGGCCCGCGATAGAAGGCCCGTCAGGCCCACGTTACGGGCCAAGATTTGCGGGGGAAAAGCCGTGCCACGGACGCCTAGATCGACACCGGGGCGGTTTCCTTGAGTGGATACCCAGATCCACAGGGGGCAGAAACCATGAAGTCTTTACAAGCGCCGACGTTGTCGGATGTTTTGGTTGAAATAAGGAAATACTCGGGGTGTGGTTGTTGCCGTAAACCAGGCGATGGGTATTTTGATGTCCTACGCGCGCACATTAATGCGCGGTGTGCTGATGCGTACACATCGGGATGGAATACCGCGCTCGAGTGCGGGAAAGGCGATTTGACGAAGATATTAAAATTGATGTGCGGAGCGCGGGATCTCGAAGAAGGACACCGGCGGGCAATTGCTTATATCATCTCATCTTGTATTGAAGCGCTCACCTTGCGGGTGATGGGTTTGAGCATTGGAAAGGTTTTAGGAAAAAAACAGGGGGAAAATAAATGAACGCCGAAGGTGTGTCGCCGACGTATATTTTCGATAAAGGTTTCATCAACAAACTGAAACGGGTGGTGCTGTTCAGCCTTCCCGTTCGGTTGCGGATAAAACTGGCGAACGTGATCGGGTGGCCGACCATTGTCCCAGTCGCCAAGGAAGATCCTACGCCGAAGGGACGGCCCAAGATCATGGCGCGCCGGGATCGTTTCGGGTGGCGGTACTACGTCGTCATCGGGGATCGGTTCAAGGAGTTCTTTGGCCGTAAACAGGCCATCGAGTTCTTCGTCAAGTGCGGCGGCCGCATCGAGGACATTCAGCGATAGGGGGAACCGCGACACCATGATTCCGCAACCCCACAACCGACGGCGGTACATCCGAATTCTCTACAAGGCGATCGTGCGGGAAGTCCAGCCCAAGGTCATCGCCGCACAGGAAGATCAGTCGGTTGATGCTGTTTACCACGTCCTTGGACGATACGGTCCCGCATTCAAGCGCCGCAAGTCTGGCGAATTTTGGCGAATCAATATTCTTGAAGCCACCCACCAATAGCGGTTAGAATTAAACCAGGCAATGGGCTCATCCTCCCAAGGGGGACGAGTTCATTGTCATTTTTGTTTGAGCCCATAGCCTCGCCCACCGTCGAGAAATCGGCGTGTGGGCGTTTTCTTTTCCTCCTCGGTGTCCAGCCATGAAACCGCCCCGCTTCATCATGTCGGCGCACGGGCTTGTTCTTGAAACGCCGGTGCCTTTGACGCCGATGCAGCGTGTCGCGTGTGCCACGTTCGCGCGGGACGTCTACGGGCAGCGGTATCGGAATCTCCCCCCGGGAGACCGGCGGGACGGTGTGGGGCGGGTGCTGGATGCGTTGAAGAAGGGCGACTTTGTGGAGCGACCTGTTCCGCAATTCGATTCTGAAAAAGAGGTGATTCTCCATGGCGAATAGCTGGACAGGGTACAACCAAGGCATTACGTTTGCCGCAAGCAAGGTCATGATGGGGCTTTTTAACGCGGGGACGCGGGTGTTGCGCGTGGCTCGCGCGGGGCTGCTGAACAACCAAACCGCCGGTGTGACGGGCGTTGTGTGTTTCATGGAAATCCGCCGATACCCGGCGACGTTCACGTGGACGACTCCGACGAGCGTGACGCCGGTGGCGCACGACACGACGAACTCCGCTTTGTCCTCCGTCACGTTCGGCAACAGCGGGACGCCGGGCGGGTCGACCGGGGCCGTCTTGCGCCGGATCTTGTGGTCATCCGATGAGCCCGCCGCGTCCACGGCGACATCGGACGAGTTGGAATGTTTCGTTCCGCTCAACGTCATTTGGGACGCGGGGTACGGCGATACGGACGTCCAGAAGCTGGCCCTTCGACAGAACGAATCCTTGATCCTCTACAGCACCAGCGGCGCGGCCGGGCTTGTTGATGCCTGGACCGAGTTCCTGGACGAGGCGTCTTGATGAATTTTCGTGAAGCATGGGACACGGCGGCGCACGGACAGAAAATCCGTGTGGGCGAGTTCGTCATCGAGAAATGGATGACGGACAAGACGGACTTGCCGCTCGGGATTGATCGGTTCTTGAGTGAGAACCACGTCCCCGCCGCGCTCCTGTTCAGCAACGAATGGGCGGTTGAATGAGTCAACCGACCTACTCCGCGCGAATGTTGATGGTTGGCGACGACAGGTTTGCCGTCGAACAACCGAACAACGCCGTGACGGGGCATCCGTATTTCGACCTGCCCGTGGTTCTCGGAGTGTTCAACAAACCAGGGTCCGGGAAAGTTGTCCACGTGTCAGAGATAAACGTGAAGCCCATGACCACGGCGCAGTCGGTGGTTGGATGCGCGGTCGTCCAGCGGATCACGGCGGCGTCGGCCGCTTTTTCTGTGGTTTCGTCCGAAAAACTGGACACGAACAACGCGGCACTTCCGGCGGAGGTGTCGTGCCTATACCTGCCAAGGACGCTGACGACGACAGCCAACACGGTGATGCGTCGGATCATGGTCCAGCCGGAACTTAACTTCACGCGGGCGTTGTCCACGCTGACATCAAAGACGCAAGGGGACGGGCGGAACGGGTTTGATTCAGGCGAGATCATGGCGCACATGGACGCGGCCACGCAGTCCATTGTCTTGCGCGAAGGGCAAGGGATCTCAATTTCAAACAGCATCGTAAACAACATGCCGATCAACGCTTATTCGGTGACGGTACTGGTGCGTAACCAATCCAGCGGCGCGTGTTACCGGTTCAACAAGGTGATAGAGCCACGGCAACCGAACGGCGGGGCGGTGTTGTCGCTCATGAACGGATCCGGCTCTGGCGTCGTTCTTGAAGTTGGCCGCATTCAAATCCGGGAGATCGGGACGGACGAAGAGCCCATGGTGGCTTACGAGCGGATTGAAGCCCTTTGCGAAGATTGTTCGGAGACGCCGGACGTTTCCAGCCACGACACGGCGACACCCCTGGATTCAAACATCGTTTGTCTTGGCAACGCCATGGCTGTCCGGGTGGGGTCAAAGATGGGGGCGTTGATCACGATCCCGGCCCAGCGGCGCGTCCAGGTGTCCGAATCACCGTTTTATGAAGGCTTTGCGAGCTTGCAAATGGGGCGGCGTGGGATTTTTGATGGCGACATGGCCTTGAACGCGACAACCCGGATCGTCCTCCGCGAAGGGGAAGGGATCGGGATTCGGAAGATCAACCCATCCGCGAAACTGTGCCACGAAGCGCAGATCCAGTTTCACGTTGTGAGTCCGGCGGCGGTGTACCCCGTGGCGGGGGACGTTGACCAGGGCGTGACCTACGGGCCGAGCGGGACGGACTACACGGGGACGCTGGAACAACCCGCCGTGGCTGACGTCAAGACCGGCGTCCAGTACGGGGCCGGCGGGACGGAGTTTACCGGGACGTATGTTGGTGGTGGGGGGACCACAATCCACCCCATCATTGGTGGGTCGATTGTGAGGTCGGCATGAACCCAAAGCTGGAAGAAACCGTCGTCTTGGACTTCACGACCCACAACCCCAGCACGGGTGCGGTGGCCGATGCCGACAGCACCCCAACGGTTGAAGTCTTTGAAGACGCCAACGACACACCAATCCTCACCCCCACCCCAACAAAACGGACGGCAAAGACCGGGAATTACAGGGTATCAGTTGCTTGCACCGCCGCGAACGGGTTTGAGGCTGGCAAGAGCTACAACGTGGTGGTGACAGCCACGGTTGCCACCGTGACCGGGAAGGCCCCCATCAAGAGCCTTTTGATGCGCACCAGGGGCGTGGACGACGTCCTCCCCACGTCCAGCTACACGGCCCCGCCAACGGCCGCCGCGATTCGATCTGAAATCGACGCGAATTCCACGAAGTTGGACACGAACGTGGGCTCCAGGTTGGCCACGGCTGGTTATACGTCCCCGCCCGCAGCTTCCGCAATCCGATCCGAAATTGACGCCAACTCCACCAAACTGGACGTGGCGGTGGGGACGCGCCTTGCGGCCGCCGGGTACACCGCTCCACCAACCGTTGCTGCTATCCGGGCCGAGATGGATGCCAATTCGACGAAACTGGACGCCACGGTCGGTTCACGGCTCGCCGCCGCCTCTTACGTCGCCCCCGCGAATTCCGACATTTCGGCCATCAAGGCGAAGACGGATAACCTCCCAGCCGATCCGGCAAGCAACACGCAGGTCAACACAAGGCTCGCGGCCGCTTCATACACGGCTCCCGACAACGCAGGGATTGCATCCATCGCCGCTGACCTTGCGACCAAGCTGGACGTCGTCCTCTCCACACGCCTGGCCGCCGGGGATTATACGTCCCCCCTGGCCGTCCTGACCCAAACGGTCAAGAAATACAACGTCGTCGAAGTCCTCCGACTCCTGGAAGCGGCCCTGGCCGGGAAGGTCACGGGGGCCACGTCCGGGACGCCAGGCACCACCGTCATCCGGGACGCCAACGACACCAAGAACGTCATCTCCTCCGTAGGCGATGGTGTTGGCAACCGATCCGCTGTTACGGTGGACCCGACCTGATATGTGGCCAGCCTCTTTCTTCTCAAAGTCGTTCTGGGCTGGCTCTTTTTGGGCCCCTGGTGGTATCGGCGCCGCCATCGAACAGGTCATGCAGAGAATCCGCATGGCCCGGCTCAAAGTCCTGGAATCCCGCTCGTTCGGCCTCCGCGTCCTTCTCTCCACCGCCAAGACCCTGGACGTCGCCGCCGCCCGCGCCGTCTCTCTCCCCGTTTTCGGCGGCGCCCGCAAGCGGACCCTCACGGTCCACGAATCCACGCAAGAGATCCTGGGGGTCTGACCAATGGCCAAAACCGTTCTCGCCCGCAAAGACAACGACCTCAAGCTCCGCTACGCACTCAAAGACCAGGCCGGGGCCTGGATCGACCTCTCCGGGGCCACACTCACCGGGTACCTGCTCCGCCCTACGTCCGGCATCACCACCCACGATTCCGTCTCCGTCATCGGTTCCCCGGTGGATTACAACGTGGAGATCGTGTTCGGCAAGGCCAAGCTGGTTGACGCGGGCAACCACAAAGCCCAGGTGAAGATCGTTTTCCCGGACACCACCGTCCGTCACAGCGAGATCGACATGTTCCCGGTCGCGGAGAACCTGGCGTGAGCTCACAAAAAGTTCATCCCACGAAACAGCCAAAGAAACGAAGGGAGGCGTTCGACACTCCTGCCACGAAGAAGGTTTTCCTAGAGGTTTACGCACGCCATGGGACGATTCTCGCGGCCTCCCAGGAAGTGAATGTCTCGCGGTCTCTTGTCGCCAGGTGGATCGAAACCGATCCAGTTTTCCGCCAGGGTATGATAGACGCCAAGCTGGCCACTGTCGACATGCTCAAAAAGACGGCCATCGACCGGGCGCAAGCTGGTTCTGACCCGCTCCTCATCTTCCTCTTGAAGAACCTCGCCCCGGACGAGTTCAGCGAACGCATCCGCCACGAGTTCACGAGCAAGACCCTTGACCTCGCGGTCAATGAGTTCTTGGAAGTCATCCGCATGAACGTCCCCGAGTGTTGCCCGCACTGCAAGACGAACCTGGGCATCGCTCCGGCCATCGCCCAGGAACTGCTGGACATGTCCGACCGCCTCTCCAACAAGAAAACGGAGGTCGCGCAGTGACCGTTTCCGCTCCGAAACGGCACGTGGAAGTCCAGAAGGGGGGATACCTCCAAAGCGATCACGTCCGGGCAAAGATCTATTCGCGGGTGGCGAAACAGTTGGTCACGCCGAGAATGACGCTCCGGGAGTTTGTCCGGGGGGCCTGGAACATCGTGGAGCCCGCCCGGGCGTTCATCCCAGCCTGGCACATCGACGCCATCGCCGAACACCTGGAAGCCGTGGACGCCGGGCAGATCAAGCGGCTCTTGATCAACATCCCGCCCAGGTACGGAAAATCCACCCTGGTTTCCGTTCTCTGGCCGACCTGGTCGTGGACAGAGCGCCCCTGGTCCAGGTGGGTGTTCTGCTCCTACGCCTCTGGCCTGTCCGTGAAACATTCCCGCGACCGCCGCCTGGTCATCGAATCGGACTGGTACAGCAAGCAATGGGGCGCCCGCGTCCGGCTTGCTGACGACCAGAACCAAAAGGCCGAGTTCCAAAACACCGCCCGGGGCCACATGATCGCCACGTCCGTGGGCGGCACCATCACCGGGAAAGGGTGTACGCGCTTGGTCATCGACGATCTCATCAACCCGTTCTCGGCTGAATCAAAGGCGGAACGAGAGTCTGCTGTTGAGTTTTACCGCACCACCCTATCCACCCGCCTTGATGACGAGTCCGCCGCCATCGTCGCCATCGAACAGCGGACGCACCGAAGCGACCTGTCCGGCTCGGTGTTGCAGGACAAAGAGTGGACGCACCTCCGCCTCCCGGCAGTCGCGGAGAAAGCGGAACGGATCGTGTTCCCGGTCTCCGGCCGCGTCATCGACCGCGAACCCGGGGATCTGCTCTGGCCCGCCCGGCACGATGCACAGGCCTTGGAGAAGCAGAAAGTCCGCATGGGCTCTCGGGCCTTCAACGCGCAATTTCAACAGGCCCCGGTCAGCGAGGAGGGGTCCATGTTCAAGCGCGCCTGGTGGCGGTTCTACAACGAACTTCCCCGCGTGCGCCGCCGTTTCTGGTGTTGGGACACCGCCGTCAAAACCAACGACAAGAACGATTTCACGGTGGGGATGCTCATCGCCGAATGCGCGGACGGCTACTACATAGAGCGCCTCGTCAAGGAACGGATGGAATACCCGGAACTGAAACGCGCGGTGCCGATGTATTTCCGATCCAACAAAGCCGACGGCGTCGTGATCGAGGACAAATCATCGGGCCAGCAGTTGATCCAAGACCTCCGCCGGGACAGCACCATCCCGCTCATCGCTTACGATCCGGGCGGGAACGACAAGATTCTTCGGGCATCCATTGCGAGCCCGAAAGTAGAAGCGGGGAAAGTTTTCCTCCCCCAGGCCGCCTCATGGGCGGCCGATTTCATCGAGACGATGGCCGCGTTCCCGGACGTGGAACATGACGACGAAGTGGACGCCTTTACGATGGGCATCATCCACATGACCAGCCGACCCACGGCGTCCGTGTACGTCCACGAAGCGGAGGACGAAGAATGAAACAACCCAAAGTTAAAAAGTTTCCTGTCGGCGACCTCGAAGCCGACGCCACCGTCTCCGGCGATTTCGGTGCCGAACACCCGGAACCGTTCTCGGACCTCATCGATGCTTTCAGCGTCCACACCTGGGTCTATGCGTGCGCGAACCTGATCGCCAACGCTTTCGCCTCGATCGAGTTCCTCCCCTACATCCAGAAGGGCGACGCCTGGGCGATCAACGAAAGCCACGCTTTCCGGCATCTCCTGGAACATCCCAACCCGATGATGTCGGGCGTTGAGTTCAAGCGATTGCTGTCCCTATCGTCCAAGCTGACTGGTAACGCTTTCATCGTTTGTGACCCGCCGCAGACGGCGAAACCGAAAGAGTTGTGGCCGCTCCAACCAAACAAGGTCACGGTCTTGCCAGACCGCACCGAGTTTATCGGCGGGTACGTCTACGAGGTCAACGGCCACTCTCGGCCCATCGACAAGGACGCAATCATCCACATCCGCGAATCCTCGCCGGCAAACCTGCAATACGGGCAGGGATCGCTTTCCGCTGTCAAGAACGCGGTCATGTCCGACCTACACGCCGACGCCTGGAACCGATCCTTCTTCCAGAACGCGGCCCGGCCGGACGCCGTCCTTGAAGGCGACGCCAACATGGACGCGGCCACGCAGAAACGGCTGGCCAAGAACTGGATCAATACGTTCGCCGGGTCAAAGAACCGCGCCCGCGTCGCCGTTCTCTCCGGCCTTAAGTACGTCGAGGTCAACCGCACGCACAAGGACATGGATTTCGTGAACCTCCGCAAGATGCTCCGCGAGGAAGTCCTGGCCGCGTTTGGCGTCCCACAGTCGATGGTCGGCATCCTTGACCAGGCCAACTACTCCAACATGAAAGAGCAGACCAAGGTCTTTTGGACGCAGACGATGATCCCCGAGATACGCAAGTTCGAGTCGATCATGACCCTCCGCGCCCAGCAGATCACGGGCGACAGCAAGACCATCATCCAGGCGGATTTGTCGAAGGTCGAGGCGTTGCGGGCGGACGAACAGGCTCGGGCGTTGGTTGCGCAGACCTATTTCAACATGGGAATCCCGCTGGAACAGATCGTCACCGCCTTGGATCTACCCTTCGACACAAGCAAGTTGCCGGAACCGAAGGAAACGGAGGAAACGGAGGACACCCAGGACACGGAAGACGACGGCCAAGACCAGGCCAAGGGGAAACGGGCGAAGGCTTTGGAGACGAAGGGCGATGTCCGAACAATGGCCTGGAAAAAGTTCGATCGAGATGTCCGGCCGTTCGAGCAGGGCATGGAATCGAAGATGCGCGGATATTTCAAGGCACAGCGGCGCCGCGTCCTCAAGAAGTTCGACGAGCACGTGGACGCCCTGATTCCAAAGGACGGGAAAGGGATCAAGACCGATGAGGACAACGTCGGCCTGATCTTCAATTTCGATGTCGAAAAGGCTCTGTTCGGGAAATCCGCCGAGCCGTGGCTCCGCAAGACCTGGGCCGCGTTCTCAATCCGAACCGCCGAGCGTATGCGGACTGGAATAAATTTCGACGTCGATGAGCGCGCCCTCGGCGACTGGTTGGCCCGCAAGGTCTTGAAACTCCAACAGGAAGTTACGGTCTACACGCGCGAGCGACTTTCGGACGAGATCGTGGCCGGGGTACGCGACGCCGTGGCCGCCGGGCTGTCTCGGTCGGAGACCATCGAGCAGATCCGGGCCGGTATCGAGGAAGTCTACGAGTTCGCGGCGGAGGGGCGGGCGACGCGGATTGCCAGGACGGAAGTCATCGGAGCCGCGAACGCCGGGTCCATCGAGACCATGAAGAAGCTCGGGGCCGTGGCCAAGGAGTGGCTGTCCAGCCGCGACGACCTTGTCCGGGACACCCACGAGGCGATGGACGGGCAACGGGTGAAGATGACCGAACCGTTCATATCCCCGGACGGCGAATCGCTCCAATTCCCAGGCGACCCCTCGGCTTCCCCCGGCGAGATCATTAACTGCCGATGCACACCCTTGGAGATCATGGAGGAGTGATGAGAGACGCCGTCGCTTTGTTCCTTTTGGGGCTCGCCAAGGCCGTGTCTCAACGCGTTTGGCTCGAGCAAATGACGATGGTCACGGCCCCGGTGATGATGGTGGCCCTGGACCGTCTCGGCGTCCGGCATTGCGCGGTTTGCCCGCAGACCCAGGGGCTGACCAATTTCGCGGAGCTGGCCTATTGCCCAGCGCACCACCAAGGAGAATCACATGGATAAAAAACAGAGGCTCGCCTACGCGAAAAGCGTCGATTCCGAAAAGAAGACGATCACCGCGTATGTTTCCACCTACGAATGGGATCGCACGGACGAAAAATTTGCACCGGGCGCCTGGGACCTTGCCAACTACAAGAACAACCCCGTCGTCCTGTGGGGTCATGACGGTTCCCAGCCGCCCATCGGGCGCACCCTCGACATCCGCGAGGACGAGAAAGGGCTCATGGCCGTGGCCGAGTTCGACACCGAATCCCAGCGCGGAAAGGAAGTGTTCGGACTCTTTGAGCGCGGGTTCCTTCATGCTTTCTCCGTCGGGTTCCAGCCCAAGGCGTACCAGATGGAACAGATCGAAGGCAAGAACACGAAAGGACTGGTCTGGACCGACGCCGAACTCCTTGAGTTCTCGGCCGTGTCCATCCCCGCCAATCCGGGGGCCGTCATTGGGCGCGAACTGGCCGAGTTGGCCATGAAGTGTTTGGGCGAGAACGTGGTCACGAAGGGCATGGGCGACACTTTCATCATCAACGCCCCGGAACTGGTGAGGCCGGATGAGCCGCCCATCGAGAAGCTGGGGTCCTCCCTGGAACAGATCATAAACCTCGCCAAGATCGTGAAAGGCCAGCCCCTGGACGAGTCCAAGCGGGCATTGATTGGGACGGCGACGTCCGTTTTGACCGAGATCGTCGCCGAGAAAGACGAGATCACGACCGAGCAGATGAAACAGCTTCTTGAAGTGACGACCAGCCTGGCCGAACTGGCCGGGCGGATTCACCCGGCCCACGAGAAACGCCTGGATCGGATGTTGTCGGAGATCAAGAAGGCTGTCAGCCGTTAGATTTACGTCCCCCGGACACCCCGGGGCGGGGTAACGCCCGCTACAGGACGTGGAGTAAATCATGAGTGCCACGATGGACGAAGTGCTCAAGAAAATGAGCGAAGTCGCCGACGCTGTCAAAACGGCGCACGAACGGAACGAAGCCGCGAACGAACGGATGCTCGCGGACATCAAGACCCTGACGGAAGCCTCCCCGAAACCCCAGCCCCGCGCTGTGGAATTTGCCGAAGGCGCCCCCATCCAGGAACGAGTGGAAGCCGACATCCTCGGGTCCATGCCTAAAGAGCTTCGGCAGAACGTCGACGAGATGTTCATCGCCTCCAAGCTCCTGAAAAAGCCCGTGACCCAGTTGAAAGGCTGGGAAACCTGGAAACGGCGCGCGGGGGACTTCAAAAAAGCCCTCGACACCGCGACCGGGGCGCAGGGCGGCGACTGGGTTCCCACCAGCTTCTCCCCCGAACTGTGGGAGTTCGTGCAGTTGGAATCGCGCGTTCCCGCGCTCTTCCGCACGATCGTCATGCCGTCCAACCCGTACAAGCTCCCGATCGGCTTGGCGCGGGTGAACACGTTCAAACAGCCGGAACAAACGGCGGACACGGGCCAGACCAAGATCCCCGTGGGCGACGGTTCCAACGTCGGCAACGCGACCCTCACCGCGACGGGTCACGCCGCGCGCGTGCTGGCCAGCGGGGAATTGGACGAGGAGAGCATTGTCCCCATCCTGCCGTTCCTTGTCCGCGACATCGCCAAAGCGATCGCCGAAGGCCGGGAAGACTTCATCGTCAACGGCGACAGCGCCGGGACGCACGAAGATTCCGACATCGGCGCGGGTTCCCTGGATCACCGTCGGCGCATCGCCCTCGGCCTCCGGGCGGCCGCGAACGACGGCGGCGCGACCTACAAGCTGGACATGGCGACGTTCACCCTCGCCAACCTCCGGGCCTTGCGGGTGAAAATGGGCAAGTACGGCGTCAATCCCGCCGACCTCGCCATCATCACGGGTCCCGTGGGCTACTCGAAACTGCTTGGTCTGACGGAAGTCGTGACCCTGCAGAACTTCGGCAACGCGGCGACAGTGTTGAGCGGTTCGCTCGGGAGCATCGACGGTATTCCCGTCCTCGTCTCCGGCCAGGTGCGTGAGAACCTGAACGCCTCCGGCGTGTACGACGGCGTCACCACGACCAAGACCGCGCTCTACCTGGTTTATCGACCGGGCTGGGTGATGGGTGAACGTCGTGCGGCCGCGTCCGTGCGCGTGTTGAGCGAGTTGTACGCGGAATCGGACCAGGTGGCCTTGATCACCAAGGAACGCGTGACGTTCGCGCCCACCTACCCGACGGCGTCCAACGTCACCATCGGGTTGGGTTACAACATCGCCTAATAGGCGGTGTGTCTGGAAGTTTAAACGGCTGGCGGCGGGGGGGTGGGGCGACTCACTCCCCCGCACGTAGCCACAAAAGAGAGGGTGCAATGAAACAACTAAAACACATCGGCGAAGGGTACCACGGCACGTCCCCGGACGGGTCGCTGGTGTTCGCCAAGCCCGGCGACGTCGTTGAGGTGTGCGACGAGAAGGCCGCGCAGTTGCTTTCCGATTTCCCCAAGGAATGGGAAACCGTCGTGACCCATGTTGAAGAAAAAAGCGACGAAAAAGCCGCCGCCAAGAAAGAAGGAAAAGGGAAGAAATAACCCATGCTCGACACCACCAATTCCCTCGTTGACCTGGACACGGCCAGGGAGTTTTTGAAGGTCACCTCGGAGGAAGACAACGGGGTGGTCGAGTCCTTGATCAACAGGGCGTCGGCGTGGGCGAACCAATACACGGGGCGGCTGTTGAAATCCCGGGCCATCACGGAGTACCAGGACGGCCCGTGCGGCGGCGACCACGTCATCTTGCGCCAGTTCCCGGTCACGGCCATAACCAGCGTCCACGACGACCCGTTGCGGGCGTTCGGGGCTTCAACGCAGGTCGCGGCCGGGGACATTTACCTTGACGCCGAGAACGGAACCGTCGAACTCTTGAATGGGGTCATGTTCACGTCCGGCAAGGCCAGCGTCAAGATCGTCTACACAGGCGGCTACGCGGCCGCCAGCATCCCCGCAGACATCCAGGAAGCGGTTCTGATTTACATGGGCCACGCCTACCGAAGGGAAT